GTGTTACTACTCGGAGTTGATTAGTGGCGTACTCAGCTTGTAACTCAATATCACTGTTGGCAAGCTCAATAGCTTCCTTTTCAATACGGGCTAGTTCTTGTTTGAAGTTGACTACATCTAAAGATAATAGTTCTGCCATCATTTTCTCCAGTTTGGTTTCCAACCCGAATCATCACCGCCTACTGCATTGATCATATGTTCGAGGAATTTACCCTTGGGTAGAACAACCCCCGCTTGTTGTTTAGCGGATTCTTGATCTTCAACAACCTTAATAGACGGAAAGACATCTCTTCCTTTTCCTTTAAACCCGAAGGTTTTCATAATAAGGAGAGTCCGGTAGTCCTCTCGGAAACCGGGTGGTCTCCTTCTAAAAAACTCCGACCAATTCTTTAACTCGTCATATGGCATTTCCGTCATTATCTTGTAAACAGGCATACCAAGATGATAAGCGATCTCATAGATCGTTTCATCCTGCTCAGTTAGTTTCCCGCTGCACTCTTATCTGACAGACCGCAGTATTCTAGAACAGCTTCTGCTAGCTCATTTAGATCTGAGGGTGGAAAGGTCTCAAATTCCTCTTTAGTTAGTTCATCTGCACCAATTACTGATACTTTTAGAACATGGAACAGGAGACCCATGTGATCATTCTTCTTCTGTGACTTCTTGATTTCTTCCTGAAGCTCCATGATGTCGTGAACAGGAAGTTTCCGAATCTCCACTTCATCGCCCATGAATGGGACCTTCTTGGTTTGTACTTTTCCAACTAGATGTTTCATAGTATTCTCCGATTACTCTTTATCTTTTTCTGTAAATAAATTTGGGTTATGAGCTTGGAAGTCATCAAGCATTTTCCGCACCGTATGCAGGGTGGATAGGGTTTCAATAATCTCTTTCCCTGTAGCGGAGTCTTGATCGAAGTCCTTAAATCGCTCGAATGTTTTTCGGATGCTAATATCTACACTACGACGCATATGCCGAAAGGTGGTTCGCATCACATAAGTTTTACTGAATGGTGGATTAGTATCCATATGATTCTCTCTGATAGGTAGGGGGACCTGAATAGATCCCCCTGTAGATATAGCTGTTATGACGCAGCGATTGTTGCTGGACCGTAGAACTCTGACTGTGTAGAAAGAGTAACGTTAGCAGTAATAGAATCGCTTAGTGAAGGGTTGACAAGGATAGCCTCGATCTTACCAACAAAGTAGAACTCAGTATTATCAACAGCGAGGGTTGAGCCAGCACCTGCATCCTGAGTAACCGCTGAAGCTGCCATCATGAAACGAAAGAGGACCTGCTGGCCAACTAGGGCGTGGATAGCGGTCATGTCATCTGCAACATAGTTGACAGTGAGTTCCAGTGATGGTGCGTCAGCCTGACCTTGAACCTGCGCAGAGGTAGGTTGACCATAAACTGGAACGTTTACGATATTTGCAGGTGTACCGACTGATGGAAATTCGCGAACTGAAGGCATACGAACATGATCTGCATCAGCAGTACCGGGTGTTGAACCTACGAATTCAGCAGCACAGCCAGCGGCAGTAGTGTAGGTGCCGAGTGTGCCAGTGTACATATCTAGGTAGGAATATACACCTGAACCTAGTGCGGAAATGTGAGCCATTGTTTATTCTCCGTATAGTGTGAATGGGATAAAATAAGATGCGCTGTAAAGTGACTTATTAGCAGCGTCCAATCCTTCTACTTGTAGATAGGATTTCCCAAGCCTTGTGTTATTTGTTAGTGTAGTATTCTCAAGAACAGAATTTAGCAGGTCAGCGATAGCCATTAGTCGGCCTTGACCACTCCCTGCTGGTACGAAAATCTTTATAGCAACTGTTCCAGATAGTAATTTGTTTCTGCTGTAATCGTAGTCACTTCCTGAAGAAGGTAGTACAGTCATCAAGCAATATTCTCTAGCATTATTCTTAGTACCTTGATAATTACTAGGTACAGTTAGGATACCGTTAGTAGTCCAAGGTGCGCTAGCAAATACTCCTTCGATATCTTCTAGTACTAAGTCATACATTCTACTTCTCCCTTACTAGGATAGCAGTTAGAATAAAACCGTTATCAGTATAGTCAACGATATTGTAGCGGATACTTCCAACAGTTAAGGTATCATAGACACTCAGGTCTATACCTGACTTCATAAGAGCGGTCGTAGTAAAACCATCACCGGAGGGCTTCTGAGTGGATTCAATAATAACTTCTACAGTCTGACGTCCTGTTGTAGAAACAACACCACGAGATGAGAAGTCATAAGAGGATACTTTCTCTGTTGAAAGAGAAGCAATTACTACCAAGTCATCGACAGCTGCGAATGCTTTATTTACAGCTGCTCTGATTTTAGATGTGAGCGACATTAGTTAGCCCTCCACCACCCTGTACCCATTCCACCAGACCCGCGCCGGATTAAAGGGCGGATAGGTTTCATGACAACTGAAGGTCTAATAGAGGTCTTTGTAACGTCACCATTTGAGTCTGATAGGCTGATTGAACCTACAGAGATGCTCTCAAAAGTTTGAGTTGTTCCTGAGAGAAGGTCTTCATTGTTAATCAAGTGAAGAGCCTGCTCATATACAGCCACTGTAACACGAGATGGAACCTCGTCTTCCGCAATAGTAATCTGTTGACCGAGTCGGTCATCGTAGTAGATTGCGGAAGTGCGAGGCCATGCAAGAGCTTGGGAGGAACTAACAGCAGAACCAATCCAAGCGTTATCATCAACTAGTTGTGTAGCTGTGACAAGCGCCTGTTCTTTGATTTCATCAGTAGCGTCAGTCCAATTAGCACTGTCAATACGAGTCTCAAAGTAAGTATCAGCTTCTGCGACAGTCACATAGCTGTTCGTATTAAGAACTAGTGCCATTAGTTCCTCCTATTAAGTTAGGCGTGGAAGATTGGTAGGATACCAAAGTTAAGGCTGTCCATCTTACGAGCCCATGAAGCACCAGTACCTAGAGTGGTGTTGGTTGCGAAGGCTGTCTGTGAACCAGCCCAGTCATAGCCCATTGGGTGCATTGCGTAGCCCCAGCGATACCATACGTTGGTTGAACCACCACCAGTGTAAGAAGCAGCACTACGATCTACTTCAACGGGGGTTGGAAGGCCGATCATCGCGTTTGCGACTGAACCGGGCTTGATAACGAAGGTACACTTTGTAGAGCGAGCGTTTAGGTCGCCAGAAGCGGCACCAGCAATCATCTGGTTTGCACGGGTCATCACTAGACGGAACTTACCATCGAAAATGGTTGAGAATTCTAGGTTGCCATCGGTGACCTTTGACTGGTCAACAAGGTTAGCAGCCCGCATTTCTGCCATAACTTCAGGTGAGGTTACGAGGTACATGTAGTCAGGCTCGTAGTCCTTGAAGGCAGCACCGATTGAACGGAATAGGCGCTCACCACGAGCAGCACCGATTGCGCTTGAGTCGAAAAGCTTACGCTCGTCGCCAGAACCGGTAGCAGCTGCACCGTGTAGACCAAGCGCGTTCACATCAACGAAGAAACCAGTCGCAGAAGCGTCTGTATCAGTATCGAAGTCAATAACACCACCATTACCAACACCACCGGCATCGCCTAGAGCGACTTCGTAGTGTGAAACACCTTTTAGAACGGAGAGAAGCGCATCATGCTCGTCCTGTGCACGGACTTCAGCAAAGTCACGAGCGATCTTTGCGAGACCGTCCTGCTTTGATACGACTTCCTGCATGTTTACCTGCTCGGCACCGAAGGTACGAACGGTCTTGATGAAGTTCGCGTAGTCTGTGGTGATTGAGGTGTAGGTGCCGTCAGTGGCACTTGATAGTGAGGCAACGTTAACGGTTGCTGATAGTGGCTTGTACCAGCGGAACTGGCCGTAGAAGTTTTCGCCAGAAACATCAATTTTCTGGTCAGCAGCAACGATACCTGTACCATTTAGCTTCTTTGCATTGGTGTAAGCCTCATCTGCATAGGCAGAGATAGCTAGAGAGATATTCTGAAAGTCAGTATTTGTAATAGCCATTTGTTAATTCCTTTATGTAGGATTATATTAGTAACCAAAATTACCTAGCTTACCCTTAGCGGCAAGTGCTAGAATTTCCTGAGTTGACATTTCACCGATGGATTTCTTTACATCGGTTGTGGGTGCACCTGCAGGGGTGCCAGTACCTGCACCAGAGTTAGATTTAACTTTGAACAGGAATGAATTGTCTTCATTCTTTGAGTAAGAAACAATGAAGTCTTTAATTGATGCGCCTGATTTGTGTACCCACATACCTTGCTCATCTTGAATTAGGTCATCAGTGATCTCACGACGAGCCATCTCACGGGATTTCTCATTGCGGAATTCAAGTCCTGCAAGAGCATCATTCACAGCACCATCGCGGCGCAGAGAAGTGATGTCCTTCTGGTATAGTTCGAGTTTAGCCTTAGCTTCTGCTAGTTCCATCTCAAGGGCTTCTTGCAGCTTGCCTTCTTCTTTCATACGGGCAATCTCAGCGTCTTTCTTAGCCTTTTCGATCTCTGCTTTAGCCTTTAGAGCCTCATCACGCTCTTTTACCATGCGGTCCATGTTAGCCTTCATCTTAGCTAGACGTTCTTCAACGATAGCTTCAATGTCATCTGCTGGCTTTGCCTTAGCTGTTTCTTCTGTTTGTTCAGCTTCGGGTGCTTCAGCTTCAGTGGCTTCAGTGGTTTCTTCGACTTGATTTTCTAGATTCTCACTCATTGATTTTTTCCTTTCCAGTCACAGACTGAAGTTATATATATATAAGAGTCACAGACTCGGTTAAGTTTGGTAGTCCATAGGCTATTACAAATAGTTCAAGGACCAATCCCATACCAATCGTATCCTTCCTTAATAGGGGCAAGGATATCAGCACGGGTTAGTTTGTTTGGTGGGTCAATAAGACCACGTTTCTTTGCATCAGCAATGAGAGCGTCATACGCTGATTTAGTTAGGCCTTCTTTACGCCATGCGTAGAGAGTCTTCCTGATTGTGTCACCTTCAAGAGCATCTGCATAGATGGTTCTCAAGGCGTCTTTAGCTTTTTGTGCGTCAGCTAGATTGGTGAAAAAAGCGTCATGGATGGTTCCAGTATCCACTCCGTTATCTCTCCCCCAAAGATGGAACCTGCGCACGATCACAGCGTCATTGCTGTGGTTTCCGTTAACACCTAGGCCGATAGAAGCATCTTGGAAAGCGTGTTTACCGCGCAGTAAACCATCCTCAACAGTACCTTCATAGATGTTTGCAATTTTACGCCCAGTAACTGGGTCTGTAAAGTCAATGCGAGTTTGACTCTTGCCACGATATCTTTGCATCATGACTTTACCATC